CCACATAACCACGTAGTCGCTGGCTTTGCAGTATGGCGCATTGTTCTTGAGCCACGCAATCATTTGTTGATGGCGCTCGGACGGGTTGTGAATGGTGTAGCCAATCCCATAGAACTCGCGCACGTAACAGCCATTCTTGGCTACGGCACCAACTAGCCCCAACAGCAGTAGCAGAAGGAGCCAGCGCATACATTGGTTAGCTCCACTTGATGATTACGATACCAGAGCCGCCGTTACCAGCAATACCGTCAACTTGAGCGCCGCCACCTCCACCGCCCGTGTTAGTGGTTCCAGACGTTCCCACCAAAAGACCGCCAGCACCACCACCGCCAGAACCGCCTGCACCTGCGGTGGAATCACCTTTTCCACCGCCACCTCCGCCAGCATAAGTTACAGATGTTCCTGTAATTGAAGAGGCTGAACCAGCACCGCCAGCACCCGCCGCCCCACCAGTTCCTGCGTTACCAAGTGCGCCTGCGCCCCCACCACCACCACCAGCGTTTCCTGATGGGTTTGATGTTCCTCCATTAAAGCCCTGTGCTGGAGAAGTGCTAGGCGTATTACCAGAACCGATAGTTGTAGAACCCCCAGCACCACCACCTGAACCGCCTGAACCCGCAAGAGTGCCAGTATTACCGCCTTGACCTTTACCACCACCAGTAGAAGTTATAGAACTAAATACGGAATCGCTACCATTGGCAGAATTAGACCCGCTACCGCCAAAACCACCATTTCCTCCAGCGCCAACAGTAACTGTGTAGGTTGTACCTGCGGTAACAGAAAGACCCGTGGCAGTACGGAATCCGCCAGCGCCACCACCGCCCGTACTATTACTAACACCAGTTTGACCTTGACCACCGCCACCGCCACCAGCAACAACTAAGTATTGAACTTGAGTTGCGCCAGCAGGAGCAGTCCATGTGTTGGACGAGAAGAAAATAACTGTATTACTTGGAAGTAAGTCAGTGGCTGTTGTTGGAGCCAATGTGCCTGAAGATGTAAACGTATGAACGACATTACCAGCGGCATAGGTTACTGTGCCACCAGTGAAATATTGAATTGAGCCGGGGTAGCGGAGAATGACAACGCCTGAACCGCCTGCCGCTCCAGTACCCGAACTATGAGAGGCGCCGCCGCCACCACCACCTGTGTTTGCAGTTCCAGCGGTCGGTGAAGTAGCGCCGCTACCGCCGCCGCCAATACCACCACCACCTACACCACCTGCGCCAATTACAGCCGCGCCACCTGCGCCAGCACCGCCGCCACCCGCGTAAGCAGTCACTGCCCCAGAAATTGCACTAGCAATACCAGCGCCGCCATTACCCGCCGAAGATGAGACAAATTTCAATCCAATAGTTCCAGCGCCACCACCGCCGCCACCACCTGTAACACCAGATGTTGATAAATCACCATTACCGCCAGCATTACCTTGTCCACTTATGCCAGAAGCACCTATGGCAGTCGTCCAGTATTGGGAGCCACCACCACCAGAACCTCCAGAAGTTCCTCCACCAGCACCAGATGAAGCACCGCCGCCACCGCCTCCACCAGAGGCAACAATACGTCCTGTAAATGCGCCAGATGTTGTAGAGTCAAAAACAGAGTTTTGTCCTACCGTTCCATTAGCAGTGCTAGTTCCGCCAGCACCGCCACCGCCAACAGTTACAAAATAAGAAGCGCCCAGCGTAATACCCGCGTATCCAGCAAGTAAACCACCAGCCCCGCCACCACCACCACCGTTAGCGCCACCCCCTGCACCTCCAGCAACAACCAAATACTCAACAACAGACGGAGGAACGCCCGTCCAATTCAGGTTTTTGACCGCCTGACTGACTTGACTCAGTGTCCACATTCCGCTGTATGTTGGCATCTCTTGCTCCGATTAAGCTGTAGTAACTTCAACCCAAGAAGTTGTGGGTTCGTCCCATGTAAAGCGTTTACCTTCTACAACAGGCATAGCTGTAGGTGCGCCCCACTGACAAGTGCTTTCATTTAACAACCAAGACGCATAAGGCTTAGGTGGAATAAACGCATCGCGTTGTGCATCATAGGTAAAACCAATACCTGCATAGTTTTTACGCAGTGGTGTACCGCCTTGAGTGTGAACACCGCCTTGGGTGTTGTATGAGGTCTGAATCCAAGATGCTGGGTCGCCCCAGTGACCAAGGTTTAAAACGTCTTGCTCGATGACGATGACTTGCGTCACTACACCGTTTTCTACTTTTGCGAAATGGCTCATAGTTGCTCCTTAAAAAATGATTGAACCAGAAGAAGTCCAAGTGTAAATTTGATAACCGTCTGCGTAGTTTACTTGGGGTGAACCTGTCACTAGCGCTGGGGCTGAATTAAGTTGTGGGTAACGAACGATTACGATGCCAGAGCCGCCTGTGCCACCAAAACCTGAACCACCAGCAGAAGCGCCGCCACCTCCACCGCCAGTGTTTGCAGTCCCATTAACCCCATAACCCTGAAGATCGTTACCACCTCTACCACCCCCTGCGGCGGCAAATCCACCGTTGATACTAGTAGTACCGCCGCCTCCACCACCGCCAGCATAGAAAACTCGTGCGCCAGTAATGCTAGAACACATACCTGTGCCGCCATTTCCCGGTGGGCCACCACTGCCTTTTCCGACAGTTCCAACAGAACCTGCGCCTCCGCCGCCGCCGCCAACATTGACAGTTCCCAGCGACCCGCCTTGACCACCAGCAAAACCTTGCCCTGATGTTCCCGCACCAGCGTTACCGCCATCAGAAGCGCCGCCACCACCAGACCCGCCAGCAGTACCAGAAACGCCATTAAAGTTTCCACCGCCGCCACCACCAGTGGATGTGATGCTACTAAATACAGAGTTAGCTCCAGATGACCCAACCACACTACTACCACTAGCCCCACCCGCACCAACAGTGACAGTTAAAGCAGTACCACTAGCAACAGCAAAACCAACCGCAGTCAAAAGACCACCCCCACCTCCACCTCCTGCGGCATTGCCACCTCCGCCGCCGCCACCAGCTACTACCAAATACTCAACAGTATTAGGAGCACCAGCATAAGGATTGAATGCACGTTGGGTTACGGCAGTGTGAGTGCCAGAGCCTGAACTGTTTGTGAACGTGACAGCAGAGCCGCCAAGCGTTGTGGAGAATTGGCAAGTGTTTGTACTTGTGCTGATGACGTAGTAATTTGTGTTCAATGACAAACCAGTTGGTAAAGTGCCAGTAGTTGTGAACTGCACAGCCTGACCCACAGCAGGTGTTGCCTGCGTAGAAGCAAAAGTGAATGTTGGTGAAGTTACAGCCGTGAACGTGCCAATGGCGATGTTAATGTTCTGCCCTGCAATAAAACCACCTAATCTATTACTCATGTCTGTTCCTTAGAAGGTGATTGTTCCAGAGGCAAGGAACGTGTAAACAGTCCAGCCCGTAATAGATGATTTAGTGCCAGTGGTCACACTTGCGGCATCGGCGTATGTGTTTGGATAACGAATGACGACAATGCCAGAGCCGCCAGCAATGTAGTCACCTGCTCCAGCACCAGAGCCTTTATTTGCCGCGCCTGCTGAACCAGAAGCAGTTCTTGCCGCAGTTGTGTCTGAATTACCGCCGTTATTGCCAGCGCCATTACCACCGCCAGCATAAGCAGTTAAAGTACCTGTAATAGCAGAAGCCACCCCTGAACCACCAAGCGACCCATAACCGCCAACGGAAACGTCAGTACCACGAGTACCTGCGCCACCACCACCGCCTGTAGCATTATTTGTTGCACCGCCACCCCCAGTCCACCCCTTACCCCCATCATTGCCTTGACCTAGTGTTCCGTAGCCTATTGTATTGCCGTTCCCGCCACCGCCCTGAGATGCGCCACCGCCTGATCCGCCATTTGCTGGGGCTGTAGTTCCACCGCCACCAGAACCACCTCCAGCGGCAGTTATTGAACCAAACACAGAATTACCGCCGTTGGAATAGTATTGACCTCCAGCACCAATAGTAATTAGTAATGTTTGCCCATTTGGTACAGGGTTTAAACCCTGCAACAAACCTCCAGCGCCCCCTGCTGAACCCCAGTTATACCCAGTTCCACCACCACCAGCAATAACGAAATATTCAACTGACGGTGTTCTTTGTGCAGGCCAACCACCTTGTTGAACAGCTTGTACGACTTGCTTGAGATTAAATAAACCGTTTGCCATAAAACCTCAGAATGTGATAGTGCCAGAGGCAACAAACTTGTACACGCGCCACGCGCCTGCAACGTACATTTCAGGAGAGCCTGTTGTTGACGTGGCTGGGGCTAAATAAGATGGGTAACGAATGATGACTATGCCTGAACCGCCAGCACCACCAGTGTAAACATTACCACTTGAACCATAAGTAAAGTTAGCCGCACCACCGCCAGAGCCTGTATTAGCAATTGCAGAAAAGCCAGAACCAATCAATTCATTGCTATTACCAGCACCACCACCTCCGCCAAGTCCACCAATGTATAAATATGAACCTCCACCCCCGCCACCAGCATAGGTTACAGATGTTCCAGAAATTGAAGATACCAAACCTGCGCCACCAATCCCAGCAACAAGTGAAGTACCCGCTATACCAGCAGAACCTGCGCCACCGCCACCGCCACCTCCTTGTGCGGTTCCTGTGCTACTACCACCGCCAGCATTGCCTTGTGTTGGAGAAGCTGTAGCTGTTCCACCAGTACCTCCATAAGCACCGCCGCCGCCAGAACCGCCCGTTTTACCATTGAATAAGCCTGTTGAATAAGCACCAGCACCGCCACCGCCAGTTGTTGTGATAGTTGTGCCACCAGCAAGACTTGAATTTACGCCAGAAAACCCAGTGCCATCTACTGTACCTGCTACTGCTCCTGCGCCTCCAGCACCAATAGTAATTGTGATGGCTGAACCCATAGTCACAGCGTAGCCAGTAGCGGATAAAAGACCACCCGCACCTCCACCTCCGCCGGGTGTCCCACCCTGTGTAGCCGCACCACCACCCCCGCCAGCCACGACAAGGTACTCCACCGTTGTTACAGGTGAATTGATGCCGTCAAGCCCGACAGAAAGAATGCCGCCAACTCTATCAAGAGACATAGTAGCCTCCTATTAAGTGATAGCTTCAAATGTGGCTGTGTAGTTCAATGCGCTACTTGTACCGGAGATCACGCCTACAGACTGGTTCTCAGTCACATAGAACGATGAAGTCTTGTCGGCCACAACCACAGAAGCGTTTGGGGGGACGCTCACTTGATATGCAATGTAGTAGGGTGTACCGCTTGCATAGGTAGCATTGTTTGAGATAGCCACAGTACAAGTTGCAGCAGATGAAGTGACGTTAGCCACCACAATGCTCGTGACACGATTAACTGTACCAGCCGCAGGCGTCAATCCTGTCAGTGAAGTAGAACCGTTGTATGTCCATGCAACAGATACAGAGGTAGAAGCGGGTATGACATACGCCGAATTACCATAAATACTCGTGACGTTAACAATATTTGGATTTGCCATTTATTACTCCTTAGAACCCGAAGATCATCGCCATAGCGATGGCTTTACCTGTTGAAACGCCAGCAGTTCCCCATGTAGGTGGGCTAGCACCGTTTGATAGAAGTGCCTGACCTGATGTACCTGCTGCTGTAAAAGCATATGCTGTACCCGTACCGTAAGGTACTGCGCCTGCTGTTGGGGCTGCTGTAGCATTTGTACCGCCGTTGGCAATTGGCAAAACACCACTAACAAAATACGGGGCTACTTTTACATAATCTGTGCCGTTGTAGTAGACAAATGCTTTCTCACCAACAGCAATAGAAACACCGGTTTGACCAGCGGCTTTAAATGTTACTGCGCTGGTAGCGCCTGCGTGATCCACCATGTACAGCTTGCTGTAACTTGGACCTGTGATAACCTTGGTAACCGTTTGTGTGCCAGTGATACGGATAACTGCGTATTGGGCTGTGGTGGAAGTTATCGCGTTTCCTGACGAGCTACCCGTAGTGTTTGCCAGAGTAATAGCGCCATCACCTGCAAAAGATAATGTGCCTGCAATGGCAATATCAAGGTAGTCAGAAATACCGTAGTTGACTGTATCGCCCCACGTACCAGAGAGCGTTCCCTGTGTGGGGGTGACCAAGCCCAAAAGAGTTGTCGTTGCTGCCATGTTCGTTCCTTACGAAGTATTTATATTTTGCCAAACTGTTGACTGTTTGTCATCAATTAATTGCCAAGTATTTGATTGCTTGTCATCAATAAGTTTCCAATAAACAGCCGTTACATTCCCAACATTACCCGTTGCTCCGTTGCCCGTCAAACCAAGTGTTCTAGGTGTGCCCAAAGTACCAACATTACCCGTTGAACCTACCCCAGTTAACTCAACAGTTATACCAAATGTTACTGTACCAACATAAGCCAGCGCTTGGTTGGAGTTAAGTGGCACAATTGGCCCAGTAACTTCACCCAGTGCGGAATTACCTGTAATGCCCAGCGTACTTGTAGCTACAACTGTACCTACATCACCCGTCGCCGCAGTGCCTGTCAGTGCTTTACTACTGTCATTTACTACAGATCCAACTGCGCCAGAAGCCCCAACTCCTGTTAACGCAATTAAACGTCCTGCAACTGAAACATCACCAACCGCGCCTGTAGCGCCTACGCCAGTAACCGCAAACCCATATCCAATACCTAAACCAGCACCGCCCCAAGCTTCACTACCCCAAGTGCCGTAGCCCCAAGGCGTACCCATCAAACCTACTGCGCCAACACCAGTCAAAGCAACCGTAACAGAAGCCCCAACTGTACCAACCGACGCAGTTGCTAAATCACCAATCTCATCAGCTGACTGACTCTGAACAACTGTACCAACAGCTCCCGAAGCACCTACACCTGTAACTGCTACAGAAACGACAGGCGAGGCCGTGCCAACGGTCGAATTAGCTTGGTTGCCCGTAAGAGCAAATGCGCCACCCCAACCGTATTCACCCCACGCATTATCGCCCCACCCAAGAGCCATACCCTACTTTCAGGTTGTAGCGATACGCAACAACGCAGCAGCAGTGGTATTAGCAGGCATAGTCAATGTAAATGTACCGGCGGTAATTGTCTGTGAACCGAAGGTGTGTACGCTGACAGCCTTATTGCTCTGAGTAGAGTTATAAATAAACACTGTATCAAACGCAGTCGTCAAAGTCACAGTTGTGTACGTGATTGAAGCTGAAGGCGTCCAGTAAGCTGTACCGGCGGTTGTCGATGTATTAGAAGCCAAAGGCGCAGTTGCATTTGTTACTGTTACACCACCAGCCGAATACCCTGTACCAGTTACTTCGCCGGAAGATGAGTACACAGTTGTTGACGCATTAACCGTTGCGCTTGTCAAATACAAAGCTGCTTTGAACGTATCAGCAGTGGTAGCAGCACGGATAGGCGCTACACCAAAATTATGGGTTGCAGTAAGAACTTCGCCTAAGAACGAAGTGCACATTGCTTGGGTATTAGCCATGATGTTTCCTTATGTAAGAGATGCTGCTTCAGCAACAATTGGGGGCATTTTCTTCAGGGCTACATGGGCTGAACGATGCACCAATTCACCCTCTAACCAATACTCCACCCAAGTGGTGTATTCGTTCTCATTATCGACGACTCCCTCTCTTTTCTCAAGCAGAGATTCATCCATATCACCTTTGGTAGTAGTAACAATCAATTTGAACTCCTAATCAATGAAGTGGTTGCGCCATTGGTCGGCATGGTAACTGTGAATGTGGTTGTAGAAGTCTTGTCTGAACCGAAGTCCAATACAGCAACAGACTTATTACCTTGCGTAACGTTGTAAATCAACGCGCATCTTGCGGTAATTGCACCTGTCCAAGATACATTAGGAAAACTTACGTACGCCGTATAACCAGAAGTGCTGACCGTGATTGGTGTCAATTGCGAGCCACCAGCCGAATATGTACCTGTAGCCGCTACTTCACTATCTGTGCTATACACGGTTGTGTCTTCATTCAGATTAGCATTGGCTGTGTACAAAGCAATTTTGATAACATCGGTCGTTAGGTCATGAATACCTTGATACAACTGCGCTTTAAAGCTGGTGGTCTGAGTCTGAACAATTGACATATCAAGTTACCTTCTGACGGAACTGACCAGAACGATAAGCGTCTTGACGCTCCATACCATCACCCAAACGTTTTGCAAGCATTAGTGCTTCTTGGTATTTAGTGTTGTAGAACGCCATAATGTCAGCTTCACCTTTCATGTAGGTGTAAGCCTCAACCAAAGAGCCGTACAAAAGTACAGAATCAAAGTTATCACCTAGCCATGTTTGGCCATCTGCTGCAACCGTAATGGACTCAGGATAGTAGTAATAGTGCAGCTCAACGCCATAACTTGCATCGGCTGTTGGGCCAATTAGAAATGAAAGCTCGTCATAAATTGTAGAACTCAATACTGTCGGGCCAAACAACGCATAGTACTTAGGTGTGCCTGTATCTGTTGTTGGGTTGGGGTACGCTTGACGAATAAAGTTAACGTCTTTGTTAAGCAAGTATTCGTAGTTACCGCTACCGTCAATGACCGCCATAGAGTACACAGCCAAGAAATCAAGGGGACAGTCTAAATACTTTGTGTTCACCGCAATCGTACTGGTGACGTTTTTACGGATTGAAGGGAACTGAACCGAGTTATATATGCGCTGCTCTGCCTGAGTCACAAAGACAGGGATCTCCGCCACGAAGCTTGTCTCCGTGTTCTCTGTGTAGGCTTGTATAGCAGCTTTTAACTCGGTGTAATTCATGCCATTGGTCCGCGTGACATCACGCCTTTAGTAGCTGCGCCCGTACCACGCATTTTAATACCAGATGTTTTGGTTGTGCTTTCACCATTGTTGTAGTTACCAACACTCATTTTCATGGTTGTGGTGCTACTAATGTCTGAAGGCTTACCGGGGTTAGCTGATACCTGTACCTTTTTACCAGTCATGGTATGAGGTTTGGCATAAGTAGCGGCATCACCAACTTCCTTACCCATCACTTTTTTACTAAATTTAGCCATGATTAGCCTCGCTTTTGGTTTGCTACACGGGCCAAATTGCGACCGACTTTCATCATCGCTTCACTTGTTACACCCGCAGATTTTTTGCCGCCCTTGGGGTTAGATGCAGTTGGGCCACTATTAGGGAAAATTTGAACATCTGTTCTACCCTTTTTTGCAACGCCATCAGCAGATTTTGTGTATGCCATTTTAAGCTCCTAATTAACTGTTACCGTAACTGTACCAACATATGCTGTTGCCACCAAGTAGTTTGGTGTTAAAACTGCATCAAAAGTGCTTGCTCCACCTACTGGTGCCCAGCCCCATTGAATGTCCCGTGAACCACCCGTTACAAACCCTGCCGCATCGGGAGCAGTACTAGTTGAATTAACTGTCTGCAGCCCGTTCGTACCAGCCGTATAGTAAGTCGTATCTCTACGTGGGTTACGTACAGCTTGAGGGTCATCAACCGGATACATACCCAACTGCAACTGAGGTTGATCAGGGTCCCAACATTCTTTACAAACAAGTAAATTGAAGGTTTTGGTTTTAATAATCTCCATACGCAATTCTTTCAATTTAAATTGAAAGCCACAGCGATCGCATATAGCGATACTGTTCTTGCCAGAAGCAAACCGATTACCCATCAGGTGCCCCCAATGTACTGTTGACGAGGCACAAAACGTAAAGCAGCGCGTTCTTGGTCTTCACCAGCCGCCAACTGCCAAGCCTCGTCGTATTGCATTTTGAGTACTTCTAAACGTGTTGCCCCATTCTCTACCTTAAGTGCAAGATAGTAGGCGAGTCCAGCAACCAAACAGGGCAGGAAACGGAAAGGTACATCCATAGTCCGAGTGCCGCCGCCTGCGTCATCAATACGACGCATACGCCAATAAACGAATTGGTAGGTTTGTGATCCATCAGGTGTGGGCCAAACAGTAACGGATGGCAAGTTTTGTTGGTAAACAGTAGCGGCAGTCGAGTGCGCTACTGCGGTTGTATTATTTTGGCCACGGAAGCAGTTATAGAGTACGTTCCCGCTGATGTAGCCATACTGTACTGTTTCAGATTCAATTAAAACAAACCCAGTAGCAGACAACCCCGCTGTAGAAGTCAGCGTAATTGTAGTATCGGTAGCTGAAATTCCACCATTTAATGTAGTTCCTATGGACGACGTTTGTCCATCTAAACGCTGAAACCACATTTGAATTGGGCGAGCTTGCTGTAACTTGTTTGGAATTGTGGCGTAAGTAGAAACACTAATACGGGTAATTGTCAAATCAGCCTGCGTAGAAGAATTACCAGCGCCTGTACGAATAACGTGTTCAAGCAGATCTACTGTGTCGTTTGGTAAAGCATATGTGGCTAACCCTTGAGTCATGGTAATCGTACCTTGCTCAAACGTCCACATGTTGATGCCACGGTTTGCCCAGTCAGCAAACAACAAGTTTAAAGAACGGCGGGCTGTACGTAAGTCGTAGCCCGTACGCAACTCCGAACCAGCACGCTCAAATGCTTCCTCAACGATCTCTGTGAGGTCAAGGTTAAACGTTGCTGTTCCAGAAGTGGTCATCTAAATCCTGCCGTTTTCTTTGCAATAGTCTTTGGTTGCGCTACAAATTGTTGTCCGGCTTTTTTGCCAGCACGTTTCGCACGCGTTGTTGCAGCGTACTCAGCAGGGCTGAGACTTTTGATCGCAGCACTTGGAAGGTATCTTTCACCCGTGTCAGAAGAGCGTTTGCCACTTTTGGTTCTCCATTTTTGGTCGCCCCAGTCTTTCAATGATTTCTGAGGCGCTTTCAATCTCGATACCCCCCACCTGATGCTTTGTACTTCTTAGCAACAAGTTGAGCTTTACGTGCTGACCATTGCCCTGCACCCGTACCTTGCGTAGCTGCTGCTTTTACTTGCGACACAATCCTCTTACGAAGACCGGGTTTTGTGTAATTGCCAGCCGCATTTACTTTACCACCAGCAGCGTACTGCGTAAAATCCGTGTCATCCCGACGGGCAGTTTTCTTACCCTTGGGCATTTTACTTGGGGACATGGCTCCCATGCCACGGCTGGCCATCATGGTTACACCATCTTTCCGCGTGTTTTACCTTTGGTGCAGCATCCATCAGCACGACTAGAAGCGGTCATACCGCCACCAGCGTAACCTTTAACATCTTTACGAGCTTTCATTTGGGCTTTATCGTCCATGCTCGTCATTCTGTTTGAACCAAAAAATTCACCAACTGATCGAATTTTGTCCCCAATGTTATCAAGACCTTTATCAAGACTCTTGTTTATTCCATCAGGATTTAGTATTTTTTCACGTTCATATTTTTTAACAGACTGATCATAAACAGCTTTAGATTTGGCGTTATCTCTAGCATTGTTTGCAGCATCTCGGCTTGCTTGTCGCCCTGCAATTTCGCCTTGCTTTTGTTTACGGTAGCTATCAAAGTCACCAGTCGTAGTATCAGGTTCAGGCATCGCTTTATCAAAAGCAGCGCCAGCTTTTTTACTAGCCTTTTCGTCGGCTACGTCTTGGGGGGTTTTGTATTCAATGTCAGCCATGATTTTTCCTTAACAAATTCTGCCGCGTGTTTTGCCTTTGGTAGCAATACCATCAGCACGTTTTGAAGCACCACTGCGAGCCATGCCGCCAGATGCCATTTTCTTTGGTTTAACTGAACCACCACGCTTGTAGCCAATTGCGCCACCAGTGGTGTCAGATTCGGACAAAGGTTTCTTTCTATACCGAGCTGCCAGTCTTTCAGCAGCATCCATAGCTTTGGAAGTCATACTGGGAGCAGCTTCTTCAAACTGCTTCATGCCCTTTGGGCCAGCCATCCAAGACATTGGATTAGTCACAGCCTCACGTCCAGCGGCGGGTACTTCACCAGAGAATTTACCAACGTTTTTAGGACCAGCCATCCAAGCTAATGGATTAGTAACTGCTTCACGTACGGGGACTTCACCAGCCATAGCTGATCTACGTATTGCATCTGCATTACGCATTTCGTAACCAATCTTACTAACACCGGACAACTTACCGGGACCCATAGCCGCCAGTGAGTTGCTTACATTACGGCCTAATTCGGAACTATCAATCTTTTCACCGCGAACACCAGAGTAGCCAGCGGGGCCGCCAGTAGGAATTTCATTTTCTTTAGCTCCACGCATTGCCATACTACGAGCATAAGCCTCGGCTTCACCTGCACGAGGGCCACCTTGACCACCACGACCAGAGCCACCTTGACGGCTGGCAGCATAAGCTGCAAGTTCTTCAGCTGTGGGACCACCCTGACCACCACGACCAGCACCTGCCATAGGCGCGTTACGTGTACCACGAGACATACCTGCTTCACGATTACGTGGATCTACACCTGTGGCAACACTAGGCGCTGTAGTAGCGGTAGGACGTGCTGTAGGACGTGCTGCAGGTTTATTATCATAACCACCGCCAGCGTCTTCAACGTCAAAAGGATTTGGCTTGTAACGTGATACACGCTCGCCTTCAGAGACTTTTTCACCTTCTGCAAGGGCGCGTTTGCGCATGTCATCATCAATAGATGGCCCAGCTTCTGGAGCGGCGGCGGGCATTCTGCCACCACCCGTAGGGGCGGCTTTATCCCCTTTTGACAACATGTAACCCAGCGCACCAAGCGCTGCAAGTCCAGCTAAGTCTCTACCTTTACGTGCCATGGTTGTTCCTTTAGCAGGGCATTCCGCCCTTGTTCATTTTAATTTGTGTACCTTTGGTTTTGCCTTTTGTAGCAACACCATTAGCAGCGGAACGGAATGAGCCGCCAGAAGCCATTTTCTGAACCGGCTTCATACCAGCTGGCTGACCCTTAGAACCAAAAGACATGTACTTAGCATCGCCGCCTTTAGCCAATTTCAAAGCTGTACCTTTACCACCTTTGTGCTCTTGCATGTCGTGCTGTTTAAAAGCTTTTTTGATCATGGCTTTATCTTGGGCTTTGTCTGTCATGCCACCTTCAGCCATTTTCTTCATGCCCATCATTTGTTTACGATCAAAAGCTTCTTCTTTTTTGGAGCCTTCTTTCATGCTTTTCTTCTCAATGTCTTTACCAGACTTTTCGAATTTAGCAAATGGGTTTACGCCTTTTGTAGCCATGGTATTACCACCTTTTTTAAAGAAAGCCGATCCACCATGGTCGGTCTTTGGTTTATTTACAGCTTGAACTTCAGCGCGGGAGCTAGGTGCGCCCTTACCAAAACTCATACCTTTGCTTGCTCCACTAAACTCTTTAGCAACAGACGTTGGTATACCAACAGCTTTTGCAAACTTTGGGTTGTGTGCAGCGGCGTCCATGAAACGCTTTTGTTTTTCACTCGTCGCTGGCATTTGAATCCCCTTTGCGTTTGGTCATACCGCGAACGGTTTCAGACTCCCAAATACGAAGACCAAGGTAAATGATCGTAAATAGAGAAGCCAAAGGCGGGAGCCATGTAGCCATAACGCCAATAGTCGTCAAGACTGCTGCGCCATCTGCAACTGCTTTAGCCGTGTCGTGATGTTCAGTCATACCATACGTCCTTTTGTTTTGCCTTTGGTAGCACAACCATCAGCAGCAGAAACGTAACCACCATCAGCACAATTCCACGCCCTCAAAGATTTATTGATCCTTGAATCCGGGTCGTTGGCTGTCTTTGCGCTGGTTAGCTTCTTTTTCATGCCACTCATCCTCGCACAGAAAGAGTCGCGCCGGGAGCCGCCTTCTGGCTGGGGACGTTTCAAGTTCATGCCTTGCGCTTTCGCAGAGGCTCGCCCCTTGGCGTTCAAGCCACCCTTGGGGTTCTTGCCTTCTTTCCTCTGCCATGCTGGACTCTTAGCCATAGAACACCGTGATAGAGGCGTTTGTTGGTAACACTACGTAAAACCCGTTTTGAAACAATACACCTTCACCGGGTATCAATGTTGCAATAACGGCTGTGTTAGTTGTAACGTGTAGAGTTAGCAAATTGTTGCCAGCATTAGTGGTTGC